GCCGCAGGTACTCAAATACATTTGGGATATGGTCAAACAGTCGGGAGCATTGGTGTATGATGACAAGTCACACAAGTGGCACGGAGTAGATTTCAAATGCGAGGAGGAAGATGATGACTGAATTTTTTATGGCGATGATACCGCCGACGGCTACAGCACAGGAACACAAGGTGGCGGTAAGAAACGGCAAGCCAATATTTTATGATCCACCCGAAGTCAAGGAGGCAAAAGAAAAGCTCACGGCAAACCTTGCAAGGCACAGACCGCCTGAGAAGTACATCTGTGGGATAAGGCTGATAACAAAGTGGTTGTTCCCAAATGACGGCAAGCACAAGGACGGAGAGTACAAGACCAGCAAGCCTGACACAGACAACCTGCAGAAGATGTTCAAGGACTGTATGACAAAGCTTGATTTCTGGACAGACGACCAGCTTGTGGCGAGTGAGATATGCGAAAAGTTCTGGGCGGACATACCTGGCATTTATGTGAGGATAGAGGAGCTATGACGATACACGAGGTAAAGAAAAGTCTTGGACGCAGGGTGAGCTACAACGGCTCTGACTGCTACGAGCTGACAGGGTGTATTATCCGCAAGAACAGTAAGACAGGTCAGTTCTTCTATCAGGCAGAGATCGCTGACAAGACTTGTGGCAACACGTTGGTGTATTGTAGGCTGGAAGAGTTGAGGTGTGAGAATGAAACACGCTGACCACACCCTTTGCTGGCACTGTCGCCACGCAGTACCGACAAAGGATAAGATAACAGGAGAATACCTTACAGGCTGTGCATGGTCCATAGACCGCAAACCGGTTGAGGGTTGGAGGACGTGTCAGCACAGAATGTACGAGGCGCAAAAGGGCGGCATGATACATTCGTATACTGTGACTGAGTGTCCTGAATTTGAGGAGGATTAACATGAACAAGAAAGAAATTAACGAGATCAAGAGAATATTCAGCGACGACTGTGGACTTTTCACAGTAAATCACGTTGTTACGGCATTTGTGGACGCTGAAAAGAACATAAAGTGCAAGACCAATCAGCTTTACAACACTATTCCGCAGGATGAGGCGGAGCTGATAATGATAAACCTGAAAAAGGTGCTCAGCGGCTCTATCGGCAAAAATCTGCTGGAATATTCGTTTTCTAAGGACGCCTACCTTGAGGGCGGTGCTCAGCCTTTTATGTACGAAACACTGCAAAGCAAGCTGCTTGATGAAGAAAAGGTTGACAACTTCCTGAACGCTATAGTTGAAAAGGTTGAGTATGTGTCAACATATACCATTTTTGCGGCACACTGTACATATTCCGTGCTGAGGAAGAACAAAATGGACGAGTTCGAGGAAGAGGCTGACACGGATTACAACTTCATCATCACGGCACTTTGCCCTGTAAACCTGCGTATCGACGGGCTTATATACAACGAGCAGGACAACTCTATTGCAAAGAAAGAGTCCTGCGATAGAATTGTGGAACTGCCGAGCGACGGATTTCTGTTCCCGCTTTTCAATGACCGTGCACCTGATATCAACGGCGTGCTTTACTACACCAAAAACGCCAAAAAGCCGAATACTTCTGTTGTTGAGGAGCTTTTGGGCTGCGAGTTCTCAATGACCTGTCAGAACGAGAAGGAAACTTTCAAGGATATCCTGACAAATGTTGTGGGCGACGAGCTTGATTATGACCTTATCACTACGGTGAATGATAAGATATCCACATTCGTTGACCAGGACGCACACGAGACTGAGATTCCTACCATTGACGAGCATAGGCTTTCGTCAATTCTGTGGGAGGCTGGCGTTAGTCAGGATAAGCTGGAAAAGTTGCATGGTGTGTATGAAAATGCTATGCACGGCAAGGTTTTCAGGGCTGTCAATCTGGTGGAGGATAAGGTAACGATATCAGGAATGGGATTCAAGATAACCGTAGACAATTATCACAAGGGTGACGTATCTACAGCAATAGGCAAGGTTATTTTCGGTGTTGCTGATACGGCTGTTGACGTGAATGGTATCGGTATTAAAATGGACGGTGATGCTAATGGCTGACCCAATGACCATGTCACGCCTGAAAGCCTACCGCAGGAACGCCTCAGCCATTGAGGACATCAAGGCAGAGCTTGAGGGTAAGTACGTTGCCGACAGTATCAGCGTATGCACTCCGCCGTCCTACACGCCACACAGCACACGCATAGACGGCTTCTTGCCAAGTGGTGATACACTTTCACTGCTGTGCGAGCAGGCACGGTTAGAGCGTGAGCAGAGGGCTGTTGAGGAGTTTATCAAGGGGATAGAGGACTATCAGACACGGCGAATGTTCGTGCTGAAATTCATCAAGGGTAAGACGTACTTGCAGATAGCTATGCAGGTTAGTGGTGGAAGAATGTCAGAGAGCTGTATCAAAATGCGTATACAAAGATATTTGCAAAAAACATGATAAATGTGACGTTTGTGACTTTTCACTATGTTATAATTTAAACTGAGGAAAGTGTAGATGTACCTCAGACTTGTACTTTCATGAAGTCACCTCCAATTTTCTAAGCCCCGTAAGGGGCTATGCAGAACGTGAGTGCATGAGCTTGCGGTTTGCCCATACGGTCAGTTGGTTGCCCGTAAAAGCCAACACATAATATTTGAACCGCCGCCAAGCCGTGAACTATATTCTAGAGCTTCGGGCGGTGTATGCAGGTTGAGAGCGCACGAACTTAAAGCCTGCACCAGTGAAACTACTCCGCATAGTCATGAATATGTGTTGCTGTAAGTGTAATCGGAGTTAATGGCTTACAGGACAGCCTGACGTTAACGGGACCTAGCCGCAAGGGCTGAGCAGGCAGCGGCAAGAATGCAGGTCGAGAGCGTGCCAGCTCAACATCTGCTCCACCATTTACAAAACTCCTTAAATTATTTTCACGAAGGCGGCTGCATTTTGCGGTCGCTTTTGCGTTGAGAAGGTGACCTTATGCCAATACCAAGACCAGACCGAAGCGGTTCACACCAACAGCAGTTCCGCATCAACAAGAAGAAGATATACGCTACCCAAACAGTTTGCGGTATCTGTGGTAAGCCTGTTGATTTTTCATTGAAATATCCGCACCCACTGTCAGCTTGCATAGATCATATCATACCCATTGCCAAAGGCGGTCATCCTTCGGACATTTCAAACTTGCAGTTGGCACATTGGTGTTGTAATCGCCAGAAATCTGACAAATTGGTGGAAAAACAGGTGTTTGATCAGTCTCTCGACCTGATTTCCAACCGAATTTTACCACAATGCTACGATTGGAAGAATTTTTAACAAATTATTGACAATATGGGGGGTATGCCCCCTTTTGAGGTCAAAAAAGACCTTCACCGCCGCACTGCTTATATTTCTCGCAGGATTGAAATAACTGGAAAGGATATACAAGATGAGCGAATACAAAGGCATGGCATATTTGAAAAAGAAGCTTTCTTCAAAGGCTTCAAGGGTCAATGTGCGCTATAACTACTATCACATGAAGAACGGCCTTACTGACATGGGCAAAATGATACCACCAAGCTATAACTGGATGCGTCCTGTGCTAGGCTGGTGTGCAAAGGCTGTTGATACCCTTGCGGACAGAATAGTATTTGACAGCTTCGAGGACAACAGTTTTTACGTCAACGAGATATTTGACAACAATAATCGTGACGTGTTTTTTGATTCTGCTATTCTCTCAGCGTTGGTGTCCTCTTGTTGTTTTGTGTATATCTCGGCTGATGAAACAGGCTATCCACGCTTACAGGTCATTGACGGCAGTAATGCTACTGGCATTATCGACCCTATCACGAATATGCTCCGTGAGGGCTATGCAGTGCTTGACAGGGATAGCGATTTCAACCCCACTATCGAAGCCTACTTCACAGCCGAACAGACAGAGATATATCGCAGAGGCTATGATGTTGAGATCTATGACAATCCTGCGCCTTACCCTCTGCTTGTGCCTATCATATACCGCCCTGACGCCGTTCGCCCTTTCGGTCACAGCAGGATATCAAGGGCGTGCATGGAGCTTGTGCAGGAGGCTATGAGAACACTCAGGCGGTCGGAAGTATCAGCCGAGTTTTACAGTTTCCCACAAAAATATATACTTGGTCTTTCGGATGATGCCGAGAAAATGGACAAATGGGGTGCAACAATGTCCTCACTGCTGACTATCACCAAAGATGATGACGGCGGCAATCCTACTGTCGGACAGTTTCAGCAGCAGTCCATGTCGCCATACTCTGAACAGCTTAAATCTATAGCTTCGCTGTTTGCCGGAGAAACAGGGCTGACCCTTGATGACTTGGGCTTTGCGACATCCAATCCTGCCAGCTGTGAAGCAATCAGAGCGGCACACGAAAATCTTAGGCTTACCGCACGCAAGGCTCAGAGAACGTTTGGCAGTGGTTTCCTTAACGTGGCTTATCTCGCCGCCTGCGTTCGTGATAACACAGCCTATATGCGCTATGCTTTCAGTGACATCAGACCGCAGTGGCTTCCCATTTTTGAACCTGACTCTGCCGCACTCTCGGGTGTGGGCGACGCTATTTTGAAAATAAATCAGGCTGTTCCTGACTATCTAGGCGCAAAGGGCATCCGTCAGCTCACGGGCATAGAGGGCGAAAACAATGGCTGATATCGGTGCAGAACTGCTTGAAAAAATCCGTGATGAGTTTCAAAAGACGTGCAAGGCTGATAAGTACATTCAATCTGTTTTGAAGAAAATAGAGGGTGGTACTGCGAAAATGGAAGAAGTCGCCCTGCTTTCAAAACAGCTCGGGTTTAGAGTCTCTCAGGCTATCGGTGCACACGTCAACGTAGCGGCCTTACCTGACGGCAAAATGTACTACAACATCGCCGATACCATACTCACGGGCGTGCTCAAGGACAACTACGATGTTATAAACTCCGCTGCCGCAGAATGCCAAAAGGCACTTGACAAAACGGCGGGCATAAACATCACACCTCAGCAGGCTGCTTTTCCTACCGAGCGTGTGCAGGCGGTAGTCAATGCGGCTTCTGTACCGGATATTGCAGAAAAAGTGATGATACGGCGAATGACAGCTCCGGCGCAGAACATCACCGAGAGTTTTTACAACGATTATGTTCAAAAAAACGTGAAGTTTCGTTCTGATGCAGGACTGGACTGCTACATCATTCGCAACGATCATGGTGGCTGCTGTAAGTGGTGTTCAAAGCTTGCAGGTAAATATCACTATCCCGAAGATGTCCCCAAAGACGTTTACCGCAGGCATGATAACTGCGGCTGTACTGTTACATACCTCAACGGCAGAAATGCACAAAACGTGTGGAGCAAGAACAGGTGGAACATCTCAGATGAAGAGCTTGAGCAGATGAAGAAAGCCGGTTCAAAACAACCTGTGAGGCTTGACAAACGTGGCATAAGTGGTATAATGAAGGAAAATAGCAGTATGGCTAAATTCATTCCTGCTGATACCATTGAAAATGCCAAGGAATATACACTAAAATTTGCCGACAAAGTTAACGTGAAAAATGTCAAAAATCTCAATTCACTTAATACGGTGAATGAAACATTAACTGACTTAACTGCAAAATACCCCGTTGATAAGTTACAAGATATAAATTGTTCGTCAACACTAAAAAAAGCAAACGCTCGAGCAAATGGTGGAGGCTTAGATATAAGCACTAAATATCTTAACGAACCACCAGCAATGGTTACCGATTGGAAAACAAGGAATGAGCAATTTGCCAAGCTTATTCCTGAATATCAAGCAGCAATAAGCAGTGGCAAATATAGTGCTGCACAGGTCAGAAAATTAAAGAAAGACCTTGCTCAAATAGAAGAAGGCATAAAATATAGCCGGTGGAGTATGTCAAGTACATTCAGTGGCACAAATGCGGTAAAAGCAACAGTAGCACATGAATATGGGCACATTATTGCAGATCAATATTTCGGACAAATTAACAGAGGTCTGTATTGTAAAAATTATGGTGATCCAAGAAGTGTGAGAATAAAAAGCATGGTTGATGATGCTTTTCGCAAGGCAAAGCAGACAGGCGATATTTATAGCATTTCGCAGTATGCAAGCACGGACAGTCACGAGTTTTTTGCAGAATGTTTTTGTGCACATTACCACGGAGAAGAATTTCCTGATTATATTGAGCAAATGTTAAAGGAGGCATTGACAAAATGAAACAATGTAAAAATTGCATTTCTTATGATGCTGAAATGGAAGCACTTCGTCAAAGCGGCGATGATGTTATTATTGTCGGGCATGAAAATGACGAAGAAAAAAATTATTGTTTCACATATCCAGAGGGCATACCGTTAGAAATAGCAAAAGACAGGTGTGCTTGTGAATTAAAAATTTCTAAAGAAGATTTTAAAAACAATAATGCTTGACCGCTCCGCTACGGCGAGGCGGTATTTTTATACCCAAAATCAGAAAGGACGGATATTATGAAGCTTAAAGACACAGCAAAACTTATGGAGAGCGGCGATTACAAGGACAGATTTAAAGCAGAATATTATCAGCTAAAGATAAGATTGAATGGTCTCTCTGAAATGCTGAAAAAGTATAAGGCAGGCACATTGCCTTTTAAACCGACTTGTGAATATGAAACGTTGTATAAACAGTATGTTCATATGGCAGATTATAAGTTGGATTTGGAGCTAAGAGCAGAGCTTGAAGGCATTGAGCTGTAATCAAACATCGAAGCTAAGCACCTTAACGGGTGCTTTTTTTAGTACCCGAAAAAGGAGGTAATCCACTATTGAGGATAAGAAAGTCGGCAGGCAGACCCCCACCATATCGGTAGTGTTGCCATATGAGCAGACCAAAGGCGATGAGGCTATCACAATGTACAACAAATCGGGGCGCACCGCACAGGAATGGCAGGAGCTAATGCTTTATGACATCATGGCGGTGGACGATGAGGGATTGTGGAAACACATGAAGTTCGGCTGGTCGATACCAAGACGTAACGGCAAGTCAGAGCTGCTTATCATGCGTGCAATCTATGGCCTGCAAAATGGTGAACATGTGCTTTATACCGCCCACAGGACAACAACGTCACATTTGACGTGGGAGAAGATCATCGACCTTATCACAAAAATGGGTTTTCTTGAAAAAGAGGACTTCAAGACCACAAAGCAGATGGGCTTGGAGCGTATACAATGGCTCAAAGGCGACGGACTTATCAATTTCCGTACACGTTCCAGCAAAGGCGGACTTGGCGAGGGCTATGACCTGCTTATCATAGACGAAGCACAGGAATACACCACAGACCAAGAAACAGCCCTAAAATATACCGTCACAGACAGCCGAAATCCTCAAACATTGATGTGCGGAACACCTCCAACAATGGTGTCAGCCGGCACAGTTTTCACAAAATACCGGCAGAAGACGATATCGGGCAAAGGCAGCGATGACGGCTGGGCTGAATGGTCCGTGCCAAAACTCACGAACGCACATGACCCTGAACTGTGGTATGCCACTAACCCGTCTTTAGGCACTATCCTCACAGAGCGTAAGATACGTTCAGAGCTTGGCGACCCAAAAGATGATCAGGTTGACGATAACATTCAGCGTTTAGGTTTGTGGCTGACCTATAATCAGAAATCGGCTATCAGCAAAGGTGAGTGGCAGGCACTTTGTATCACTGGCAAACCCGATATCAGCAGAGAACTGTTTTTCGGTGTCAAGTATGCAAAGATCACGGATAATGTTTCCCTTGCTGTTGCCGCAAAGACAGCGGACGGCAAGATATTTGTCGAGGCTATCGACTGCCGCCCTGTAAGAGAGGGAAACGGCTGGATAATCGCATATCTGCGCAATCCACATATGCGTGAAACCGTCATTGACGGAGCGAACGGACAGTCTTTGCTTGCAGCAGATATGAAGAACGCAGGTATCAAGCGCAAACCTATCCTGCCGAAAGTCGCTGATGTGATCACTTCGTCAGCAGGTTTTGAGCGAGGAGTATTTGCACAGAATATTTGTCACGCAGATCAGCCGTCCCTTGAACAGGTCATTGCCAACTGTGAGCACAGAGCTATAAGCTCAGGCGGAGGTTTTGGCTATACCTCAATTCTTGATGGTGCTGACATATCGTTGCTTGAGGCAGTGGTGCTTGCTCACTGGGCGTGTGCAAATTCATCGGATAAAAAGAAAGTACAGAAAATAAGCTGGTAACAGTTTATTATATATCACCTACACCGCAGGGTAAAGCGGGGAAAGGAAACACTATGGCAGAATTTGAAGCTATAACAACACAGGAAGCCTTCGACAATGCGATAAAGGCAAGGCTCGACCGCAACACGGATACAGTCAAGAAACAGTTTGAGGGTTACATTTCCCCTGACGACTTCAAGACAAAGACAGCCGACCTCAACGGCAAGATCACCGATCTTACAGGCAAGCTTGCTGAAAAAGATACCGCTATCGCAGACCTCACGGCTAAGAACAAGGCATACGAGACCAGCTCGGTAAAAATGAGAATTGCCCACGAAAACGGTATCCCTTATGAGCTTGCAAACAAGCTTTCGGGAGACACAGAAGAAGCTATCAAGAAGGACGCTGAAACATTTGCAAAGTTTATCGGCAAGAAGCAGACAGCCCCTCTTGGTCACACAGAACACAATCACGTAGACGGCAAGAATGCGGCATATAAGTCGCTCCTTGCAAGTCTGAAAAATTAGTTTGAAAGGAAGTAATATTTATGGCAGACATTCTCTCAAAGGGTGCAAAGTTTGACCCTGTTCTTGTAAAAGAACTTTTCGACAAGGTTAAGGGCAAGTCCTCACTGGCTGCGCTTTGCGACCGAACACCTATCGCATTTAACGGACAGAAAGAGTACATTTTCACAATGGACGATGAATGCGATCTTGTAGCTGAAAATGGCAAAAAGACAAGGGGAAGCGTTGCGCTTGCACCTGTGACTATCGTTCCTGTTAAGCTTGAATACGGCTCACGAATTTCAGACGAATTTCTCTATGCTTCTGAGGAAGCTCAGATAGACATTCTGAGAAATTTCTCTGACGGCTTTGCAAAGAAAGTGGCAAGAGCCCTTGACATCATGGCTTTTCATGGCGTTAATCCAAGAGCCAAGACGGCTTCTACGATTATAGGTACAAACCACTTCGACAACGGCGTAACTGTGATAAAGCAGGACGGCACGTCACCAAAGACGCCTGACGCTCTTATCGAGGAGGCCATCGCTGTAGTGCAGGACAACGAATATGATATTTCAGGCCTTACAATGGCGCCGTCATTCAGAGCTGACCTTGCAAAAATGGTGGATACAAGCGGCAGAAAGATATATCCTGAACTTGCGTGGGGCAATGCACCGTCACAGATGAACGGCATTCAGACCGTGACAAACAATACAGTTTCATTCAACTCCAGCAAAGATCTTGCGATCGTTGGCGACTTTGCAACGGCGTTCAAGTGGGGCTATTCAAAGGAAATTCCGCTTAAAGTCATCGAGTATGGTGACCCTGACAACAGCGGACAGGATCTCCAGGGCTACAATCAGGTATACATCAGAGCCGAAGCATATATCGGTTGGGGCATTCTCGATAAGTCTGCATTCGCTGTCATTCAGTCAGCTGCTAAGTAAGGGGGCGGCATAAATGGCGGCAGAGTACGCAACTATCGAGGACGTTATAAGGCTTGGTCGAAAGCTCACGACTGAGGAGCAGGAAAAGGCGGCGGCTCTGCTGCCTGTGGCCTGCGCAAAGCTTTCAACTGCCTGCAAGAAGTATGGCAAAGATCTTGACATTATGATAGCTGATGAACCTGACGTAGAGCTTGTGGCAAAAGATATCATAGTTCGTGCCACGCTGAGAGCTGTTGACTCTATTGCGGACAGCTCTCCTGCGACTTCGCAGGCTTCACAATCGGCTATGGGCTACTCGGTGTCAATGACATATCTCAACGCAGGACAGCAACTGTATTTTCTCAGAAACGAGCTGAAAGAACTGGGCGTTATGCGACAGAGATACGGAGCTATGGAGGTATATGACGTATGAGACTAAGCATCAAAGGCATACCTGTTAAGCTTTCTGTAAGAACGCAGAAAGGCATTGACGATTTCAACAGACCCACATATGAGGTATCTCAGGAAGTTGTCGAAAACGTTCTTGTGGGCGAGCCATCCGCAGAGGACGTTGTAAACGAGCTTAACCTATCGGGCAAACGCATAGCTTACACTCTTGCAATACCAAAAGGAGATACACACGTTTGGGAAGACACAGAAGTCGAGTTCTTCGGCAGAAAATTCCGCACCATAGGTCTTCCGACAGAGGGCATTGAAGAAAATTTGCCGCTCAGTTGGAATAAGAAAGTAAAGGTGGAACGCTATGAGTAAAGTTAAGATAGAGCTTGACCACAACGCAGTTGCGGCGTTTCTCTGCTCTGCACCTGTTGAAAACATGGTCAAGGGCTATGCTGACAGAGCCGTTCAACGTCTTGGCACGGGGCATAAAGCGTATACTATCACATGGACAAGATACCCAAAAATGCGCCGTAAGGTTGCTATCGTCAAGGCTAAGACAAAGAAGGCTCAGCGTGCTAATCTTAGAGATAACACACTTTTAAAGGCGGTGCTTGGCAAGTGATAGAGAAGATAATTCTTGACTGGCTGGGGGCAAAGCTTGACGTTTCAGTCTATCTTGAAGAACCTAAAAACCCACCAAAAGAGTATGTGCTTATCGATAAACTAGGCTCGGCAGAGAATGATTTTATCACCTCTGCCACCATAGCCGTTCAGAGCTACTCAGCAAGCCTATACGGGGCGGCAGAACTTAACGCAAAAGTTAAAAAGGCTATGTCTGAAAGCGTGTCACAGGGCGATATATGTCGCTGTGCGTGCACGTCAGACTACAACTATACAGACACAGAAACAAAACGATACCGCTATCAGGCGGTATTCGATGTAACCTACTACGACGAGGAGTGATAATACTATGGCAAACAACAAAGATAACGTATCAACAGGCAAGCCAAAGGTAGGCGGAGCGGTTTTCACAGCGATCACGGGATCTACACTGCCGACAGATGCAACAACAGCACTTGACGCAGCGTTCAAAAGCCTGGGCTACTGTTCAGAGGACGGTGTAACAAACAGTTCTGGCATTTCTACTGAAAACATCAAAGCCTGGGGCGGTGATATCGTTGACACACCACAGACAGAAAAGACGGACACTTTCAAGGTCAAACTGATAGAGTGTACCAATACAGATGTGTTGAAAACTGTCTACAATGGCAGCAATGTTTCGGGCGACCTTGACACGGGTCTGACTATCAAGGTAAACAGTGCCGAACATGAAGATCAGGCGTTCGTATTCGATATGATACTGAAAAACAACGTACTGAAAAGAGTGGTCGTTCCGTTCGGCAAGGTGACGGAGATATCTGACATCACCTACAAAGACAATGAGCCTATCGGCTATGAGCTGACTATCACAGCCACACCTGATGAGAACGGCAACACACACTATGAATACATGAAGAAAGGGGAATAACCTATGCTGACAGGAAAGACAGAAAGCGGTTTTGAGTTTGAAATAGAGGAGAAGACCCTTGACGACTATGAGTTTATCGAAGCTGTCGGTAAGTGTGAACAGGGCGACCCCCTTGCATATGTCAAAGTAGTTGACGCCGCTTTGGGAAGCAAGAAAGAAAAAGCTTTTGCGAAGATAAGAGAAAAGTGCGGCTATGTATCGGCTAAAGAGATAACAAAGTTGATCGTGGAGATCTTCCAGACACCTAAGACAAAAAACTCCTAGTCCTTGCCGCTGTCATGGAGCGCTATCCTGATGAGCTTGACTGCGATATGGCGCAGTATTATCACATATACGATTTTAAGTCGCTGCCTGCACGAAAGGTGGCGACTTTTCTTTGTGGTCTTGACAGCAGTTCACGGGTCAAGCGCAAGCTCAACGGAGTTTGTGGTTCGTTCTCTGAGATATTGCTTGCGCTGATATTTGACCGCCTGCAATGGATATGCTGGTCGCAGACAAAGGACGGACAAAGAGGTGTGAACAGGCCGCAGTCCATAGCTGAAAAGCTTATAGGCAAAAGCGAGAGCGACAGCGAGATAGCAGCGTTCCGAAGCGGCGAGGATTATGAGGAAGCAAGAAGAAAAATCTTAGGAAAGGAGGGCTAACATGGCAGAAGAAAACGGCACACAGCTAGGCAAGGCATATGTGCAGATAGTTCCGTCTATGCAAGGGCTTGCGTCAGAACTGCGAAGAGCGTTCGGGGATAGTATGCCCGATGGTCACAAGTTTGGAAGTTCTCTTGGCGGCAAGGTCGTTTCAGGTTTTGGAAGCACTATCAAAAAGGGCTTTGCACTTGCCGCAAAAGCTGGTATAGCAACTATATCGGCAGCAAGCGCAGGCATAGGTGCTATAGTCAAAAGCTCTGCGAGCGCATATGCGGACTATGAGCAGAACATAGGTGGTGTCGAAACGCTATTCAAGGATAACGCCGATACTATCGTAAAGTACGCCAGTGAGGCATACAAGACCGCAGGAATATCGGCTAATGACTATATGCAGAACGTCACAAGCTTTTCTGCGTCACTTCTGCAAGGCTTGGGCGGTGATACTGCGCAGGCGGCTGAGATAGCCAATGAAGCAATGGTGGATATGTCGGATAATGCTAACAAATTTGGCACGGACATATCATCTATCCAGAACGCTTATCAGGGTTTTGCAAAGCAGAACTATACCATGCTCGATAACTTAAAATTGGGCTATGGTGGTACACAGGCGGAAATGGCAAGGCTAATCAACGATTCAGGCGTGCTTGGAGATTCGATAAAGGTCGATGAAAAGACCGTCAACAGCGTGTCATTTGACAAAATGATAGAGGCTATCCACAAGGTGCAGACCGACCTTGACATCACGGGTACAACTTCAAAGGAAGCGGCGACAACAGTTTCCGGCTCTCTCGGTTCTGTGAAAGCTGCATGGGCAAACCTTATGGCAGGCATGGGCGACAAAAACGCTGACCTGAAAAATCTTATAAAAGAAATGGTAGGCACTGTAAAGACCTTTGCAAAGAACATTCTGCCCGTTATAAAGCAGGCTCTTTCAGGGGTCACAACGCTCATAAGCGAGCTTGCTCCTGACATAGCGGCTGAGCTTCCACAGCTTGTGAGCGACCTGCTTCCACAACTTATAGAAGCAGGCACACAGATATTTCAGGCTCTCGTAAAAGGCATTTCTGATAATATCGGCATGATAACGCAGGCGGCCATAACAGCCATTACAATTATCGCAACAGCACTTATACAGAATGCAGGTCCTCTTGTGCAGTCGTTGGCAACTATCATAACCACTATAGCACAGGCTTTGCCGACGATTTTACCAGGCCTTATCAGCGCCATTGTTGAGCAGATACCTACAGTTATACAGGCTGTTCTTGAATGTCTGCCGGCAATAATTGACGGAGCGATACAGATAGTAACAGCCCTTGCAAAAGCGCTTGTTGATAACATAGACCTTATCATAGACGGTGCAGTGCAGATCATAGATGCGCTTACAATGTCACTTTCAGATAGTGATACGGCGGCAAAGCTTGCCCAATCGGCGCTTGAAATAATCGGCACGCTTACAATGGAGCTTTTGAAAAATCTTCCTGATATTCTTGCCAGCGGCATACTTATAGCTGTTGAAATTGTCAAGGGAATTGCACAAGGTATGGTGGACTTTTTTGCACCTGTTTCAGACGCTTTATCAGACAAACTGCTTGACCTTACAGACTGGTTTTCACGCAAGTGGAACGATTTTAAGGAGTGGGGTTCAGATATGATACAGGCGTTTATAGACGGCATAAAGGAGAAGTGGCAGAGCCTTAAAGACACTGTATGTGACGTAGCTTCAAGCGTTAAAGACTTTCTTGGCTTTTCTGAACCTGACAAGGGTCCTCTTTCAAATTTCCACACTTTTGCACCTGATATGATGGACCTTTTCGCAAAGGGCATAGCAGACAAAGAGGACACTATCACAATGCAGTTCAACAGGTCACTGCAGCCGCTTATGGATACGGATGTCATACCGCCAAGCTTTTCGGCACTTCCTGAAAAGAGCGTGAATAGCGGCGGTAATGATACAATGAACAAGATCATCGCCCTCCTAGAAACCTACTTCCCACAGCTTGCACAGCAAGGAAACATTTATCTTGACGGTGACAAGCTCACGTCAAAGGTGGACGGAAAACTAGGTGAGAGGGTCACAAGCAGTGAAAGGAGGCTTGCAAGTGTCTAATGAATACATAGAGTTTGGCGGCAAGAAGTCCACCGATTTCTATTTGGTTATCCAAAAGGACGGCGTTCAGATATCTCAGCCGGAGGAAAACAGGATAGAAGCCACCCTGCCATTTATGAACGGCTTTTATGATTTTTCCAAAATGGCAGGAGAAAGGACGTACAAACAGCGTGATATCACGATAAAATTCAGCCTTTCTGCAAAAGATGAAAATGAACTTTACCGCAGGAAATGTGATGTTGTCCGCTGGCTCAGCGTAGCAAAGGGTGAGTTGAGGATAAGCTTTTTGACGGACTATCACTTTGTAGGGACAACAGCGGTGTTTGATACCTCCGCATTTGAGTTCACTTCACGGCGCACCGCTGATCTGACAGTGAACTTCAAGACGTATCCTTTCCTGCGTTCTGATGATTACTCAGATATCGGATTTGACGATTTCAGTTTTGAAAGTGACTATCTGAATTTGACGGATATATCACTGACAGCGGTCAAACAGACACGATACGCACCTCCTGCGACCTTGAAAATCTACTCATATGCTGATAGACCCATACGCCCACGCCTTTCTTACAAGCGCTCAAAGGACGATGCAAAGAGTGTGGGGTTCACCTATTTTGCGCTCAATGACAAAGAGATAAGTGCAAGCGTATACCGCAACACGGAGAAAGAATTTGACCTTGACGAGCTGACTTTACAGCCTGGTGTGAATACTCTTGCGGCTTATGGCTTCGGTACACTGACACTCAAGCTTTATGAGGAGGCACTCTGATGTTCATAGTAACGATAACAAACGGAGCTGAAAACACTATCATACACAGCGACGGCACAGACCGCATATCAGGCGGCAAGGTTGCAAAGTCTATCAACGCTGTGGATAGTTTCAGTTTTACCATATATCCGAACAATGTAGGGTATGACCTCTTGAAACCGCTGACAACGGCTGTCAAGGTCTATGATGAAAGCACTGACAAGGATATTTTTATAGGCAGGGTCTTGAAATGCCCTGATAGCATGGACGAGAGAGGTCTGATATGCCGCAAAGTCACCTGCGAGGGACGTTTAGGCTGGCTATATGACAGCGTTCAGCCGTATATTGAATACAAAATGGTAGGTATATCAACGGTGCTTTCTTCGTTCCTCTCCAAACACAATGCACAGGTGGGTGCAGATAAGCGTATAGAGCTGGGACAGGTAACTGTTACGGCAAGCAACAACTACACATATACTGCAAATTGGGACAAGACAATGGACGTCATTGCAGACAAGCTTATAGGGAAGTTCGGTGGTGAGATACAGCTCAGAGATAAAGGCGGCAAGGTCTATCTCGACTATCTGGAGAAAATAGGACACGGCACTGATACCACCATAGAACTTGCGGTAAATCTTAAAACCATATCACGAGAAGTAGACGAAACGGCGGTCATAACACGTCTTTATCCTCTTGGCGCAAAGTTGACCGACAGCGAAAAGCGGTTGACTATCGGCAGCGTGAATGGTGGCAAGGACTACATAGAAGACAGTTCTTTGGTCGTAAAGTACGGCGTTATAAGCGGTACGCAGATATGGGATGACGTTACCCTTGCGAGCAATCTTCTTAGCAATGGCAAGGAGTATCTTAAATCTGTTAATCGTGCGAAAGTGCAGTATCAAATAACAGCACTCGACCTCTCGAGAATAGACAAGCACATTGAGCAGTTTGAACTCGGCTGTTGGTACAGAGTGAAAAACAGCATTATGGGTATAGACGAGGACTTACGCATTGTGGGCATATCCATAGATCTTGACAATCCGCAGGCTTCACAGTTGACCTTTGGCGACCGATTTGAAACGCTTTCGGGCTTTATGACAGCGAAAACTCAGAGCCTGCAATCGGCTATAGACAACTCAGAGTTCAGAAACAGACAGGTCATAGACAGCAAGATAGAGAATGCGACGAAGCTTATCACAGGTGCAGAGGGTGGACACGTTATACTCGACCCATCTGAGAAGCCTCAGCGTATTCTGATTATGGACACGGCTGACATTAATACTTGCAAGGCTTGTATCCAGCTGAACAAAAACGGGTTAGGCTTTTGGAAGTCCTCAGACGGTGGGTCGGCTAAAACTGGGCCATACACAAACGCATGGACCATTGATGGAAACCTTGTTGCAAGCTTTATCACGGCGCTGACCTTAACAGGTTTGAAGATAAATAACGGCTCAGGTACCTTTTCGGTATCTGAGGACGGAACAGTTGTTGCCAATAGGCTGTCGTCAAAATCAGCAGATATAACAGGCGGAACTATCAATCTACAGACATCTAGTGAAACTACCAGTGCCATTCAGCTGTCACATAACGAATGGACAGTTAGAATTAGTCCATTGGAAATACGCATTGACAACGCAAGCATAAGTGGTCACGTTGTCATACAGGCAGGTGCGGTATTCGGATATAATGGCGAAAGACAGACGTTTACGCTAAGTACGGAAGACGGAAGTTTAACTCTTTGTGATGAGAACAGCAAGCCTGCTATATTTTGTCTTGGAAAAACAGGCGAAATTTACTGCAAGAGCGTTTCGACAGAAAATCACACACTTGATTAAAAAAAGGGGGCAAATTTATGGCAAACGTAGACCTTTCACAATTTATAAAAACTGTATCAACAGCATTTGAGGGCAGACAGGTAAGGCAGGCATTTGTGGACGCACTGATGGCGGTGCAGACGGCGGTAAACGAGCTAGATCAGACGATAATCCAGCATAAAACAGCTACACGGGTTGTATCATCAGCAACTTCTACTGTGGCAGTACCGCTGGATATAGACGGCGACCCTGCGCAGATAATTGTCACTCTCCGACAGGACGATACACCGACGCCATATCAGAATTTCTGCGTTCATGTAGCTAAATTCAATGGTAAATACAATGCGGTTATTTGCATGGGGCCGTCCGCTGGCTCTAGTACAGTCAGCGTGCCTGCCGGAACATATCGTGTAGACTATATCGTGATAGCATAGAAGGTGATTAAATGACGATAACATTAAATGCAGATTATGACGTAACACTGAACACTGCATTGCTGGGCTATGTCGGTGAAACTAATGCCCGTCCTGTGTCGGTCGAAGGGCTGACAGTAGACGGCGCAGACCGCTATGTGTTAACGATAGACTACGGCGACGGCACTGCCTATGAGGTCGATATCACAGACGGCACATGGACGCCTACTGCTGATATCTTGCGGTCGGCGCAGACAGTCAGCTGTCAGATATGTGCAAAAAAACTGTCAGGCGATGAGTATATTTTAGTTAAAAAATCACGCATTTTCCGTCTGAGAATAGGTGCGGCTATCGGTGATAATGCCGTGCCGTCACCAAGTGTGGCAGCTGACGCACTGGATAGGATATCGGCAATCGGTGAACAGGTCGAAGCTGACGTGGCAAGGGCTGAGAATGCAGCTAGCACGGCTATGCAGGCGGCTGAAAATGCAAAAAAATCAGCCACAGCCGCAGAGAAATCAGCTGACACGGCAACGCAGGCGGCAAGCCGAGCTGAAACCGCAAAGACAGCGGCAGAAACGTCCGCTACGCAGGCAGACACTGCAAGGCAGGGTGCAGAAACTGCACGTCAGCAGGCGGTCACTGCACAGAACGCCGCAAAGATATCCGCAGCCCAAGCATCAACGGCGGCACAGCAAACCACAGCTGATAAGAATATAACAGCAGGCTACGCTAAAACTGCTAAGACCAATGCTGACAGCACTGCGGCAGACAGACAGGCGGTGCAGGAAATGGCGGAACAGGTCACGGTTGACAAGGCGACAGTGGCAGAAAATGCCGCTAAGGTCGCAGAAGACAGAACAGCCGCTGAAACCGCTGCGCAGACAGCACAGGCGGTGGCTGACAGTTTGCCTGATGATTATGTGACGGCTGTCGGGAAGATAGCCGAGAATACAGCTGAAATAGCTAACGTAAAGCTGACGGATAAAGAGTTGCAAAGGCGTGTGGACGCACTGTATTCCATCGGTCAGGGTGTGACCCATAAATTTGAAACGGACAGCGAAACGGCGTATCAGAAAGCAGTGCCTACAGGTGGTAAGCTGATGAGCGTGAAGTCAATAGGCGGTCATTCTGAGGTCATTGACGGCAAAATAGTCAGCGCTGGTACGGAAGAGATTGTGGAGCAGGGGAAGAATTTGTGGAATATAGACGGCTACACAGCTAGTGATTTAGTTGATTTGGGAAGAGGCTATTGTGGCATAAAACTGGGCGTAAGCCCAAATTCTGCATACTGCATTTCGGTCGCACGAGATACTGCGTTATGCGGAACGTATGGAAAATTGATAGGTGCAGATAAACGTGACATTGAATTTTTTGGGCATAAAACGATGAGTGGTATAAACGCCTATACAGGACACCCTATCACATTTCAAACGGCTGATGAGGATTATGTGTATGTTGCGATTAATTCATTCAACGGTTTTGACACATGGAAATCTGATTTTCTAAAATATTTTCCAAGTTTCCAGATTGAAAAATCATCAACCGCCACAGCCTACGCCCCATATCATCGCAACGAATACCATATCCCCGAAGCTATCCGCAATCTGCCTGGATACGGCATTGAGGGGAATGTGACAGACTATGAAAC